TGAACGAAGCATTCGCACTTCGGGCATTCCTTGACGGGAGCTTCTCCCCCGCCCTGACCCTTGCGACGCGGCACCACAGGGTCATTGACAGGCCCGAGTCGGGACGTGTTGCGCGCATAGTCCAGAACAAGGCAGTTCTGTTTATCGCTCGCTGCGATAGCAGCCAACCTCCCGCCAATCTGGCTCAAATCGAACCCCGGCGCATAATCAGGACGGGTGCCACGCCCTAGCATCTGAACCCATAGCACGGACGACGCTGTAGCACGCAGAACAATGATAAGGTCGATGCCGGGATAGTCGAAGCCTGTGGTCAGCACGTTATTATTCACGACGGCTGTTAACTCACCGCGCTTAAAGGCAGCGATCGTTTCGTCCCGCCCTGCGCGCTTGCTATGAACGACCCCTGTCGGGACACCGAACTGGTCAAGCATCTCACCAATGTGATCTGCATGGTCCACGCCCGATGCAAAGATGAGCCAACGCTTTCTGTTCTGCTCCGCTGCGATGTGCATTGCTTCACGCAGAGCAGCTTCGGTGATCTCATCCTTATCGAAAAGCTGCTGCATCTCGCCTTCGATAAACTCGCCGCCGCGGATATGCAAGCCGTCGGTGCTCAACTCGAGCTTCGTCTTCTTAGGCACAAGGGGCAGCAGATACCCTTCAGCAATCAGCCGATTGAACGCATCCATCGTTGTAATGTCAAAGCAGACATCAGTGAACAACGGTGGGATGATGTTCCCCTTGCTGTCTTCGGATGAATCTGTAAGGTGACCGTGCCCGAGCCGCCAGGGTGTAGCAGTGAAGCCGACAACCTTCAGGTAGGGGTTCACCGACTTCAGTCCCGCAAGGAACGCGCGATACATTGTCTGGTCGTTCGGACTGAGCAGGTGCGCTTCGTCAATAAGCACAAGGTCAATGTGCCCGAAGATCATCCACTTTTTCCAGACGGACTGGATACCGGCAAAGGTGATCGGGCAAGTAGCGTTCTTCTCGCCTAGTCCCGCACTATAGATGCCAGCAGGGCAGAACGGCCAAAGCATCATAAGCTTCTCGTAGTTCTGCTGGATAAGCTCCTTCACGTGCGTAAGTAGGATGATTCGTTGCGTCGGGTAAGGGATGAATACCGACTGCAAGAAGCGAGCAATGACCACACTCTTGCCCGTGCCGGTCGGCATCGCGACAAGGGGATTGCCTTGCTCGGCGCGGAAGTAATCCCAAATCGAATTGGTCGCTTCGGTCTGGTAGGGGCGGTCTTGAAAGATCATTAGATGTCTTCGTTCTTATGCCAGTCCGGGCACCCCACTTGCTGCTTCTCTTTGCTCAGCTCCATGTTATGCCGATTGCAGAACCACTTAGCGTCCGCAATGGGCTTGACGAACTGACAGGTGCGGCAGTTGACAGCGGGAGCCGCATTCAGATGGCAGACTGGCTTGTCGTCACAGAAGCGGCACTTGAAGAATCCTGGGCTCGGATTGATTTTTGGCGGAGGAACGTCCATCCAGACCAGCTTCTCACCCCGATCGAGGAACTGATCCGCAAGCTCGGCGTTAAGCGTAATAATTTCCATATACTGGTCGTCAGTGTTTTTGCAGACTGCGACGTATAGCGCGACGGGATAGCCCATCTTGCGCATGTAAAGTTGCATCTGAATATAGTGCTCGGGCTTACACGCTTTCACCCCTTTGCCGGTGAACGAACCCTTCCCGAGGACATAGTTACGCCAATCCGGCAGCTTCCCGGCCATTTCGATGAAATACTTTTCGCTGTGCGTCTTGAACTCAAGTAAGCATACCTGCTCCGGAATATCAGGAATGCCAAGCGCTAACCCGTCCCCTGACCCGCCAGCGTGCCCCTCAGCCCATGAGATACGGAATTGCTTGCCGTGCTCGTCCTGTTGCCAGACCTGCGCACCGATCATCAGAAGTTGCGCTATGACACGCCCTTCCTCGAGGTGCCCCCGGTTGAACAAGCGCAACAAACGACCGTCGAACTTAGGCTTTGTTGTCCACCTGAAATTATACCAGATGCGACGAGCGCATTCCTCACCCATGAGCGAAGCGCCCATATGGCTCCGGAAGCTTTCTTCCTCGCTGCGATATGCGTCGCCGATGTGTGGTAACACACGACCTAGCCACCCGCGGAACGCTGCGCCCTGATCAGCTGCTATCATGCTATCGATCAGACGCATGGTCTTAATCGCGTGCGTTAGGTGTCCCACTTAAATCTCCGGCTGCTGGTAGAGAGGTGGATCAGCGGGTGCCGCCCATGGTGAACTGTCCCACCCCTCAACTAGCAGCCGGACCCGAAGGCCCGGCTGTGTCGTTTACTGAGCGGCCTGCCCCTGATTGGCCCAGGGCGGATTGGCTCCCTGGGCCTGAGCAGCGGCGGCAGCATTCGGGTCGGGCTGACCCTGCGGCTGCTGTGCCTGACCCTGCGGCTGACCCTGCGGAGCTGCCCCACCATTCCACGGCTGCTGCTGAGCGTCACCCTGCGGCTGCTGTTGCGGCTGCTGGTTCTGCTGCGGAGGCTGACCCTGGAAGGGATTGCTCTGGTCCTGCTGCGGAGGCGGAGCATTGTTCAGCGGAGGGTTCTGCCACGGCTGCTGTCCGCCCGGATTCTGCTGCGGCTGCTGCGGCTGCTGCGACTGGTCCGGCTGCTGCTGAGGTTGCTGCTGGAACGGTTGCGTCTGCTGCTGCGGAGGGTTCTGCTGAGGCTGGAACTGCTGCTGCGGCTGCTGATTGGGCTGTTGGAAGCCCTGTTGAGGCTGCTGCTGGAAGCCCTGGGCCGGCGGAGTGAAACCCTGCTGCGGAACGCCACCGGCAGCATTGCCGGAACCGACGGTTTCGACCTGCTCGTTGATGTTCTTGTAGGAGATGATGTCGTTCTGGTCTTCGTAGTTGTCATCACCCTTGCGGATCTTCACCTTCACCTTCAACGGCAGACCGTGAAGCTGCTGGCTGTCCTGGATGTGCAGGACACCGACCGCGTGGCCGATCGCCGACAGCTGACGGAGAGCGATCTCCTGCGCTTGGGCGTTGGCGTTGCGGATGTTCAGACGCGCGAACAGCTTGCGACCGCGATACTGGCCGTCGAGGATGTTGAACCGAGCCTGAAGGTAGGTGCCCGCACCATCCTTCGTCGGCTTGAGGTCCGACTCGTCCATCGCGACGTTATACCAGCCAGCGGGGACAGTATCGAAGCCGGTATCCGGCTCGACCTGAGTGGCGTCGAAGTTCAGTTGTGCCATGGTATTCTATACTCCGTTGTGGCGGCGATCAACCGCCGAGGATTTTCGCGAAAACAGCGCTTAAGATTGGAGTTTCGACAGGTGCCAGCGCCCCGCTCCTGTCCTTCGCTTGGAACTGCAAATCCGGTTGAGTTTGCAGAAAGCGATATTTCTCGTTTTGGGGCGTTTGACCGATCCCAAGACGAAAAACTTCGTCGAAGAAATATGGCAGCTTATTGGCAAGCTTAGCGCCCGGCATGGACGGACCATATTTCACAACGCCAGTGAGTTCATCCTTCGACGGCTCCATCTTGGCGCTGATAACAACATTCCGATTCGGCAGGTCGCGGAACAAGCGCACGACCGACTCCATCTTTTCGATAAGCTCACCGTATGCCTGGCGCGGGTCCTTGACCTGCCGCTTGGCATTGTTGAGCACGACCTCGCCGATCTCGCTGATGCTATCCAAACAGATAGTCTGGAACTGCCCCGCTTGCGGGGAGGTAGCGCACCAGTTATAGGCGTCCGTGAGGTCTTCGACGGTGCGGATCTCAATCATCGGCATGTTATAGCAGATGTGAGGATTGCCGGCACCGTAGAGTCGCTCGAGGTTCTGCTGCCGAAGGGACAGCGCACCGGACTCGGCACTGATGAGCAGGGGATTTGGCGCTGTGGCCATCAGGACCGTCTTGCCGACGCCCGCATCCCCATAGACGAGCACCTTCACGCCAGACATACTGGACGCGTCCTGTGCAGTTGTGAAGTTAAGCGCCACCCCGATCTCCTTGTCAATTGCGGTTGCATAGCCTAGCGGCCTTTGCTGCGAGAAGCAAGATTAAACACTAAGAAATGTCACTCGCATCACGAAAGCTTTGCCAGGTCGGGAATCGCGGTTTGTCCTTGATCCCCTTTGGAAAGAACTTTGCTTTATAAATGAGCTCCATAAATTCGGCTTGGTTCTGGAAATAATGCCGACGCTGATCATGGTTGAGGCACCCTGCGCCAACGCGGACCTCCTGCCCGTCTTCAAACAGCACGTCGCCAGTAATGGGGTCTTTGACCACACCTAGCACCGTGCCGAGCATTGCGCCCACCATCCCGTTCGGCACCTTGTTCTCTTGGTGGCTGCTACGGAACGTCTGGCCGAGCTCGTTGATCTGCGCTTCGTTCTCATTAGCATCGCCTTCGATAATGGTATGCACGCGGAATTCGAAGTCAACGAACCTCTTGATCCGCTGCAACCCGCCCTCTGTCGGCGTGCTGCGCCCTTGCTTATGCTTGGCGCCGAGCCCCCGTAGGATGACACCTTCGAACCCGAGCACGAGCAGTTCGTTCTCATATTCGAGAAGCTGGTCCATGTTGGCGACGATCTTGTAGGGCATCAGGCGCAGGTGAGGAAACAGGTGCGGAACCTCCAGCCTTAGCTCCTCGAACCTCCGCGGGAGCAGTTCGTCGAAACGGTGAAGGTAGGGCTTGTCCTTCGTTTCAGGGGTGACGTAGTCGAACAGCCACCACAGTAGCCACGGCATCCCCTTGATCGTCCCTACCAAGCTGCTCGTGATGCGGCAGAGGTCGGGATGGTTCTCCCGCTCACCTGCTAGCTCACCGTCCAGCCCCGCCAAGGAACTGTGCCCAAAGAATTGTGTCGTATGGACGTTCTTGAATTTCTTCAAGCTGCGTCCAGTGAAGGCCCCTGTCGTGTGCAGCGCACGGACGCCGTCGATCTTCGGCTGCGCCATCACAGGGAACTTGAGCTTCGCTTCGACATAGTCGCTCGCTAGCATAGGTTTCATGGAGTCTCTTCCTTCAATTCCTTACAGACCCGCTCAAGATCTGCACGCCGAATAAGACCGGCCTTGGTGAACGGTTTCGTATCC